TAAATAAATCACTATTTGTCTCATACATTGTACGTCCTTCTTCTTTACTCATAATCTTTGGTTTTCCATTTGAACGTTTCGGAAATTTAGGAAATATTGCCTCCAAACAACTAACAGCTAATCTACTAAGATCGAATGAAGGATTTGGCTTAACTTCATCTAAATCAGGATCAAAAATTGCACCAAAATTATACATACCATCTGCATCATTTCCAGGTAAATAATCATCACTTATCATAGTTTTGCCATTAATATCGTATATTGCACGACCAAAATCAATTATACGGAAAATCTTACCATATGTAGGAACTTTATAGATTTGGTTGGTTTCTGTACGATAATATAAGTATTCTTTATCTGTTTTCGACCATAATATATTATTTGTGTGTAAATCATTATGCGTCATATTATATACCGATTGTAACTGAGATAGTGCTATAATTATTTGAAATATCCAGGCAGTCCAACATTCTTCCCATTTAGATGTACCTTGATCTGCACCCACTTCATCATTATCATATAATAAATCTTCCATACACCCATCCTGTTTTTCAAAAAAAGTCATCATAATAGGCATATCAATGAATTCTAAATAAATATTGGTATCATCATCGCTATCATCATCGCTATCATCATCGCTATCATCATCGCTATCATCATCGCTATCATCATCGCTATCATCATCTGATTTATTTTTAGCAATATCAATGCTAGTATTATTATCAGGAATATCATCAATTTCAGTAATGGATATATTATCAATTATTATATTTTCTGAAGCCAATTCAATTTCTTCTGGTGGTGCATTTTCAGTAGGGGGAATTATGATATCATTTAATATAAGAGGATCTGTGATTTCTGTACCAGATGAATCTAATATATGAAACTTAATGCTCTTAGACTTAATACCATCCCAGAACCATTTCTCATTTTTATATGATTGAAAATCATCAGTTATATTATATAAATATTTCTTAGACATACATACCAATGATCCATACTGTAATGAAAAATGAGGTGATATCTTTTCTTCTCTAAGGCGGCTAGCTAAATAAGAACCAAATGAATCAATATATGCTTGATTGTGAGGGGATTGTATCTTATTAAAAGCATTATATGTTGAATATGTATGCCAAGGTAATCCAGGAGTTTTAGGAAAAGTATACGAATCTTCAATCATTGCCATAGGATCTAGTAAATGAACAACCTTGCGAAAACAAGTCTCTTCTTTCATTTCACCACCCATTGATTTTTCAATAATGGACTTATTGGAAGAATATTTTGATATTCTCCATTCAGTTCCATACCATTGTCCTACTTGATTTGAATGGGATCTCCAAATATAATCAAAGAGAGGATTGTAAGTTTGTATTCCATAAAACGAGAATGCTTTTGAATTTGATTCGTTTGCATCTGGGCCCATTTCTATACTCTCTTTGAGCGTATCAGAAAGAGGAGCTTGAATATATTTTCCAATTAATTTTTTTCGTAATTCAGCCGACATTTTTTATACTTCTGACAATATTATGATATTCAATATGATGATATTATCACGCACCGTGTGCGTTTATGCATTATAAAAAAGTTGTAGTAATTTATTAATAATGGCAAATCGTAATGCAAGACCGGAAATGAATTTAAATTTAAAGAAATTTGATATGAAAATGATCCCGCAGGATGCTGTGTGTATTTTTATTGGTCGTCGTCGTACAGGCAAATCAACTTTATTACGTGATTTATTATTCCGGCATCAAAATATGCCCATTGGTACTGTAATAAGCGCCACAGAAGAGTCGAATCATTTTTATAAAAAATTAATTCCACCTATCTTCATTCACGGGAATATTAGTCCAACTATTCTTGCAAATTATGTGAAAAGGCAAAAGCTATTAATGAAGCGAGTGAAAGATGATGAAGAGAAAGGTATTAAATCGGCCATTGATCCTAGATCATTCTTGATTCTTGATGATTGTATGTACGATGATTCTTGGACTCACGATTTGAATATCCGTTATCTATTTATGAATGGTCGTTGGTTAAAGGTACTATTCTTAATTACTATGCAATATCCGCTTGGCATTCCACCTGCTCTTCGTACAAATGTGGATTTTACATTTATATTGCGCGAACCATTTGCATCAAATCGTCGTAAAATTTATGAAAATTACGGATCGGTCTTTCCCTCATTCGAGTTCTTCTGTCAAATTATGGATCAATGCACACAAGACTATGAATGTCTAGTAATTAATAATACTACTCAGTCAAATAAATTAGAAGATGCAGTATTTTGGTATAAAGCAGAACTACATGGTGATTTTAGAATAGGTTCTCCTGAAATATGGCGTCAAGCTGCTTTAATGAATAGAGGTGGAGAAGAAGAAGCCCATCAATATGACCCATCAATGATAGGGCGTCGTAATAATGGGCCATCTGTGAGTGTTAAAAAATTATATTAGAATGACAAAATTGATTACATTCTTGAATTCTCCTAATAATTACTAAGCAAATGTCACTGACATCAATTATATCATATTGGTTTCCAAATGACAAATACCAGGAGTTCTGGTTTGATGGATCTTGTGATGAATATATTAAGATAACCTATTTAGATCTTTTGAACAGAGAAGAAAAAGGTGAGTTTAATAATGACACAGAGAATATCTTAGCTAGAATCATTTTACTTGATCAATTCACTCGTAATCTTTATCGTGGATCACCTGACCAATATAAAAATGACAATAAAGCACATACATTGGCATATACTATATTAGATAAGTTAGATGAATATACTTTACCACAGAGGCTATTTGCTCTTATGCCTCTTAGACACTCGCGTGACCCAGACCAGCTAAATATAGTTATGGATAAAATAAAAGAATATGAGGTTGAATTCGAATCAAACACATTATTAAAAAAATTCAAATTAGCTACTTTACGCGCATATACCCCTCTCAAAAACAATATAAAAACTTATTATCGTAATATATTTATACATTACGATAAAAATAAATATTATGATATTATTGACGATAGATGCAAAATAAAACCAGTATTTGATACTGATATTAATTATATAAAATTATATGAAACTGTACGTACATTCTTTGAAGAGAAATATCCAGATAAAGATGATAGATTAATAGGCATATCATTATCAGGAGGGGTTGATTCAATGGTATTGGCATATATTTGTCGTGAATTACAAATTATTGGTGTAATTAATAAATTATTTGCAGTTCATTTGGAATATATTAATCGCGAAGAATCTACGAAAGAAACAAATATGTTAATTGAGTGGTGTTCAGATATGAAGATCCCGTTAGTAGTTCGTAAAATAGATCATATACGACGTGATCACGTTGATAGAGAATTTTATGAAGAAGAAACACGCAAAATGAGATTTGATTTATATAAATATGTTATGCAAGAACATAATATTAAGTGTTTCTGTCTAGGACATCATTATGGTGATTTAGGTGAAAATGTATTAATGAATATATTTAAAGGGCGTGATTCATTAAATTTATTTGTAATGGAAAATGATTGTATTCAAGATGGAGTTCGTTTAGTTAGACCAATTCTATCACATCCTAAAGCTGATATTTATGAATTTGCGAAAGTATTTGATATTCCTTTCTTCTTAGATTCTACTCCTGATTGGAGTTGTCGTGGGGTAATTAGGCGTAAAATTATGCCTGCTCTTGAAGATCAATATGGGACTGGAATTCATATGACACTTGCTAACTTTGGTAATAAATCAAATGAATGGGGGTCAGTCATTGAGTCAATGGTAATTCGCCCTTTCTTAGAAAAAATTAATAGATCTGATTCAAAAATCTGGTTTGAAATTGATAGCGTTTTGATAAATCAACCACGTATATTTTGGTTTCGTATATTAATGGAAGTATTTCATTCTATTTCATATAAAATGATAACACATAAAAATGTAGATAGTGTTTTATCAATGATAAAGAAAAGATATAATTCAAACGAACCATTGAAAATTCAATTTAGCAATGGTTTGAATGGATCATTTGCAAAAAATATTCTAACTATATTTATAGTATAAGATGAAACTTCATAGTTTATTGGGAGCATTGATATTCTTAATTATAATACTAACAATTATACCAAAAGCGGTAGATTATATAAATACGGCAGCGTTTGTAGATGCACCCACAGGATCCAAATGCCCTAGTGGATTTTG